GTGTACATAGTTTCTTGTTTACCAACTTTTTTGGTTCCGTCTAATTCTTTTTCTTTTTTCTCAACAGAGTTTTGTTCTACGTTTCCTGGAGGTGAAAGTTCTATGTCTCTGTAAAAACCATTTACCTGTTGTTTACGTAATTCGTTTTCTGACATTTTAATCACGTGTATTATTGATTCCGCATCATCCAAACTTGTTGCTGTGTAAGGCACCACCAACTCATCAGCTGGTACAAACTTTGATACAACCCTACCCATTGGTACATCATAATAAACCTTTTTAAATGTTGATCCTGATAATGGTAAATGAAATAGCATGGAGTCAAACTCTGCCTCATACTCCTGCATCTCATCCATGATCAGATAATTCATGTAATCTTTTACACGGACGGCCTGTTGCTCTGTCTGTGGATTCTTAACACCTATGACCTGTGTTCTTACTGGTCCATCTGCTGGTAATAATTCTTTATAAGCCTGTGCCTGAAACTGTGTGACTGCCTCTGCTAACACCGGGTGTGTTGCACCGCTTGCCCCTTGAAAAGGTTCTGTTCTGTTTTCATATTTAAATCCTAAAAGATCTAATCCTGTCTTGTAAGATTCTTCCCAATCTTTTCTTGATGATTTATAATCCATGTAGTTTTGCACCATGTCATTACCAACAGGTTCTAAAACATCATCAGGTAAAAGTTCTGCTAGATTATCAAAATGTGATTCTGTGCCGGGTATGTTTACAGCACCTGGTTCGTAATCGATTGTTGCCCCACCATCCTCTTCTGGTATGACTTCTATCGGTCCTTTTTGATCTTGTCCTTCTTGTTCCTGAACAGCTACTTCTTGCACTTCCGCATCTGACGGAATCTCTTCTTTGTTTCTAGTGTTCGGGAGTCCTTTGTCTATTTCTGCCATTTAATACTCCTATATATTCTTAACACGGTTTTTTAAAGACTGCAACCCTTGTGAGTCAGGGTTCATTGATACTGTCTGTGGACCCTCATCTATACCAGCTAATTTAGCGATACCACCGCCTGCAAAAGGTGTTAATTGTGGTCCTCTCTCTCGTAGTAGATTAAGATAATCTTGTTCGAGTCCAGCTATTCGATCCGCACGTGCTCGTTCACTACGAGCACCTCTAAAAAATCTTAAAAAATTATCTCGAGCAGTTTGCTCTTTTTGAAGATCAGCAAATATATTTGCAGCTTTAAGGTCCTGTTGTGTCTCCTGAAATTTACCTGATGCCATGTCCCCAAGAATGGTATCCTCCACGCTTGGAAGACTAAACTGAGTTCCTTGAAAATCAGGTGTTCCTATGTTTGGCTCTTTTCTATAATCTGTAAGAAGATTATCTAAAATTTTTTGTTCATCTTCTAATTTTTGTTCTGCTCTGATAGCTGTATCTGTTTGTAACATCTCATCATCAGGACCAACAAACTGATCTTTGGGTTGGTCTCTAAAAGCTTTAACTTGATCTTTTAAGTTACCAACTTTTAAATCTTGTTTTAAGATAGTATTTAGTGTGTTGGTTTGATTTAATACGTTTGCAAATTTACCTATCTGTTCATCGTTGAAACCAAGACCGCTAAATCTTTTAAATAATTCTTTTTGTGGATCTATTTTTGTTTTTTCTCCAAGTGCATAATTAAACAAACTATCACCTATGGTCTCTTTAAAAGTCTTACCTGTTGTCAACATATCATAACCAATAATCCCTGCCTCGGCTGCAGCGGTGAATGCTATCGCAGCAGGACCAAACAGACCACTCAATGTAAAAGCGCTACCAAGTGATCTACCTGCTTTTAAAATTTGTCTTGCAAGAGCTCCTTCTTGATTACCAAGTTGCACACCTCCCTTGATCACTTTCTCTAATCTATTTCTACCACTTATTGCACATTCTGAAAGACCTGCTGGTCCTTTCGCATAACCTATTCTACCACCCTTACTAAAGTTTGCTCTACATTTAGGGTTAGCGGAAAAAGACGCTAAAAGCTTTTGAATTTCCTGTTCAGCAGGTTTTATCTGTTTTGTAATTGCTTTTTCTTTTGATTTTAAATTTTTAAAAGATACATTTGCTCTTTCAAAATCTTTTTGTAGCTTTGGATCGTTTATAAAATTAAAAACCCTTTGATAAATTTCACCAAAATTTTTTGAAGATAAGTCTGTTTTTAAATTAAAAGGTTGTGCACCGTAGTCTATAATTTTACCAGTCTTTGTAATACCACCAAATTCTTTTGGTAGATAACTTTGTAAATTAACAATTGCTTCGAATGCCTCTTTATTTTTTGTTCTATAGGCTATTCCTAATACGTTATCAAATTGTGCCTTAAAAGCACGTTGATTTAAAAATTCAGGTATAGGTCGAAGTCTAATTAAATCTTTAGGAGATACACCTTTTTCTAATTCTCGAAGAAAATTTAAAGGAACAACGTGATCTAGATTGGCTGCAAAAAATTTACCGTATTGTGTTTTTTTAATTTTATTATTTAAAGTATAAAAGTCATCTAGTTTTTTTAACAAAGGTTTTAAATCTTCATCGCCCTTGTATGCATCTATTACTAAATTTTTTATTCTATCTTTTAATGGGACTTTGGTATTTTTTATAGAGTCATGCACAGAGTCAAGGTCATTCATGTTAAAGTCTTTTAGATACGCAGCACCCTGATCGCCAACTCTTTTATATATATCTGTGTATAAACCTTGTAGATTTTTAACAACAGAACTTTGAGGTATTTTTAATGTCTTACCAATCTCTTCTATTGTTGCGTTTTTATTATTTAATAAATAATTAAAGACTTCTATTTTTTTACTTCCAATATTTTTTAGTTGTGTTTCAGCGGATTTTTTACCGCCGGCCTGCATGGCTGCAGTTTTTGTGTAGTTTTTAAATAGATCTGTTTTTTTAAATTGATTAAATTCTTTTTTTAATTCTTCTATAGGTCCAGTTGACATTGGTCTGTCCACCACCGCTCTATATGGTTCTGCAGTGTAAGATAGACCCGTAGTAAAATTACCAGCTTGAGTTTTATTAATAACAAAACGAACTCCTTTACCGTCAAGTTTGTTAATTCTATTTAGTTTGTCTATTTTTTTTCTTGCCTCTTTTAGAGCTAATCTATCATCAGCCATAATTATGTGGTCAGGTATGGGTCTGCCACCTTTTTCTGTAGTCACACCTTTCTCTTTCATTTTAGCATAACCTTGTCTAGTTCCACCAAACCCTGGTTTTACTAACATACCACCATCAGCTTGATTTAATCTTTTGTTTGCATCCTGAAACATTTCTCTGTCTAATGCTTTCTGTGGTCGATCCATTTGATCTGCTGTGGTTACTTCGCCCTCGTCAAAGAGTTCCATGATCTCTATGATTTTAATATCTTTCATTATTCTCCTAACATGTAAGCAACACCACCACCTGCTCGTTTGATTTTTTTCTCAGGTATCTCTGATGATTCTTGTATGATTTCTTTTTTAATATATTCACTTATAACATCATCATCCACCATGCTACCATCTTCATCAAATTTTACCTTATACTCCTCGTAAATTTCAGGTTCGCTTGTGCCTTTACCTGATTCTACGTCAACGTCTTTTTTAGGTGCTTTATAATCCATAACAGATCTGTCTGCGATACCATCAACTACTTCATCTTCACTAACTCTAACTCCACCTATTTTATCTTTTGTGATTTGCATATCACCTGTTGATATATCTTCGGTTAATGTATACTCGTCACCATTCTTACCCACGTAATTATATTCGTTTACTCTCTCTTGAGGTTTTACTTTTGACTCTTTACCAAGAAGTTTGATCTTGTTTGCAAGGTCGAAAAAATATTTTGGCGGTGCTGACCCCACATCCTTAGCAGATTCTTTTATGACCTGTTTAGTAATTTCTTTTTTAGGCGCTCCTATCAAACCAGATTTGATCGCAGCGATCGTTGCAGCAAGACTACCCATAATTCCTAAAAACTTACGTTTACTAGGACTGCCAAGTTTAAATCCTGCACGTCCACCCTCTGCTCTAAACTGATCACCTTTATCTCCCGCCCCTTTTACATAATCTCTAAAATTTTTTTTGCCACCTGTGCTTTTATAATATTTAAAAGCATTAATCGCTCTTTGAAAAGCCTCGTCTTCTAGTTTTAGAATATCTAAACCAAACGTTCCATCTTTAAACCCTGCACGTCCACCTGATGCTAATCCTTCGATTAAATCATCACCACGTTTTAATGTGTTGATCACATCTGTGTAACTCATGCCATAGTTGTCCATGACGTATGGAATCTGACCAGACTTGCCAGAACTTAATATCATTTGAATATCTTTGTCAGTTGCATTACCAAATTTTTTAAAATCAGACACTAATTTTTCTACGCTGTAGTCTCTTGGTGCCACACTTTTTATACCCATCTCCTCATCAAATTTTGCTTTTCTTGCAAGTGGTATTGCATCCTCACCACTTAAAACATTTGTATCTCTACGAAACGGAAATTTTTTAGACAACATAAACTCTCTTGCAATATCAGGATCTCTTAATACCTGATTTGCTATACCCTTGAAATCACCTTTCTCTGTGGCCTCTTTTACATTCTTGTCTATAGATTTTCGTAACATGTCCTTCTCGTCCTGTGAGCCACCCATAATAGGTTTATTGGGATTTAATTTATTTTTATCTAAATCAAATATCTCGGCACTTTCTTTTTTCTTTAACGTATCACCAAATTGTTTTTGAAATACCTGGTCCTCTATATTCTTAACAAACCCTAACGCTTGGTCTAAATCTCTCTGTGTTTTGATTAGATTAATATCCAACCCTAGATTTTTCATTCTGGTCTCTAAAGCTTTGTATGCAAAATCAACTGATGCTGCAGAACCTATAGCTCCTTTTTGTTTAAAGATTTGCTTTTGTAGATATTTTTTTACAATCGGGTTCATTAATAATAATTCCTTTTAGTTTTCTCGACTTTATTGTCGATATAATCTTCAGGGTGTCCGATCAGACCGCCCTGTCTGAATCGCATGATCGCCTGTGTCGTCGAATCGACTAGGTCGTCATGATCACCATAAGGAAACGCAGCGCACTCCTCGATAACGTCGTCTGCGAATTTCTGCTCAGGCGCATATATCATACCAGATTCAAACAGAGGTGCAACAGCATTTACACGTGCATGCTTATCATTTCCCTTTGATGGACTGAAATTTACCACGGGTATATCCATCTGTCTTAACTCGTATGTCAGGGGTAATCCCGATGCTTTGGCCTCGATTATGACCGTCTCAGGCTTCCAATAATCGTATTGTTCTAATGCCAGGCGACGTAGTTCTGGAAACTCGTACCTGCCCTTGATCGCATCTAACAATATCAGACAGGCCGCACTATCCTCGGTAGGATAGAATATACCCCATGTGGTTATCGCACTGTAATCAGCTGTCTCCTTTTTCAAAAATGCTGTGTCGTAAGATTGTATGACGTGTTGTAATTGTGGTATATCCTCGTCGGTATACTTCATCCACCACTCACGTTTCAATATCGCTCCC